TTTATTATCTAACCTAAACATAACTGTCATACTTTCGTTAGGTATAACTCCGGAGAACGCTCTATTAAATTCAAATAATTCATCTGCTGCACTTCTTTCATCTAATACAATTAGTAATGGGAAGCGGTATAATTCTAATACCGATTCTACTAAGTTGTTAATAGTAAACTCTTGTGGCTTAACTAATACATGTGTTTTTTCTCGCTGTATTAATTTTTTAGTTAGTGGTAATAATGATTTAAATGTTTGCTCTAAATCATTTTGATCAAAGTGAGATAGTCCTAATAATTCTCTTCGGTCATAAAACTTATACAAGTTTGACGGAGTCGGTTCGCCTAACGACGACACAACATATTCAACACCTTTTTGATGTAAGTTTTTTAAATTAAAATTATATACACCAGGAACGTAATCGTTTTTGTTTTGCATTATTGTTAATATTTTCCTATGTTGGTTAAGTAATTGCTCTTCAATATCAAAGTGCGAATCTTTAAATTCTTCTACAATATGATAGATACTATTTTCTGTTAGTTGAAAATGATGAACTTTTTCTATCCTATCGTATCCTATATGAACTGCATTAGATATTAAATTTTCTTTTTTTGCAATTAACTTTTTACTAAAAACAAAACGTACACCTATAGTTGGTTCTTCATAGTATGCATCGTCGAGTACTCTAATCCATTTAGCTCTATCTAACTTTCTTAACGGTAATTTTAAAACGCTAACTGCTGTTTCAATATCACATCCGTTATCTACAAACTGAGCTTTGTATGTTGTCATAAGTTTTTCTTTAACAGCATCGTACTGACGGTCTGTAAGTCCAACTCCTTTGAAAGTTTGTCTAGCAATACTACCTAGAAAGTTAATGTCTGATGATTCTAAATCAAACTTAGGACCTTTATGCAATCCTATTAAAGTTTCTAAACATTCTTCGCACGTCTTCATGGATATAGTTCTCCTCAACTAATACGTATATTGTACAGTAAAATAACAGTAAAGTCAAGAAGTTATTTGGTCTAACAGGTTAGTTAGAGGAATGCCTTTAGCAATTTCGTCAACAGTATATTCGGTGTGTGCATAATCATTAAGCCATGCTTGTCTACCACCCATATGCGGATCTTCAATGTCATGTAGAAAATCTATATCATTTGCTACCGGATATGCTAATGAGCTATTACTTACAAATGCCGGAACACCATTAATAATACTGTGTATTCCTGGGTTACTTGACCAACTTATTGTAGCCCATATATTATCAAACTTCATATCAAAGTCGTCATATGTACCTGTAAGTTTACGAGGCTCTTGTCTGTACACTTTCTCTAGTCCCAGTTCAATATTAGGCAATCTACAACGAGGATGCGGCCTAAGCAATATTGGACGCTGTGAGTGTTTACGTATTTCTTTATATGTTTGCATAAACCAATTGCTCATACTTGGCATACTTTCCCACTGTAGGCTTTTATCATGCTGTCCGCATACTAAAATAAAATCCCCGTCGGATCTCCAAGGTTTACAAACCAGTCCCAAGTTATCAGCCCTAGACCTATCATTGTTTTGCTCACTAAAGTAACCAGTTCTGTTAATTCCATTTAATCCTACTTTCCAAGTTGTTCCACGTTTAATGCCGCCTACTTCTAAAACTATAACAGGACGTCCTAGTAAACGATTCTGATCCCATATCGTTTTGTTCTTTAACATTCTTCCGTTCCACAGCACACTCCATATAACAGCAACATCATAATTATTATAATGATCCATTACTCTATACGGCTCATTATAAATTACAGTATGGCCAGCATCAATTATACTTTTAGCAAATGCTTCAAATATTGGCTGGCTATTTTGTGCGCCATAATCTGTGTAAAGACAAAAAATCATTGTTAAATACCTATATACAGTATTTAATAAGGATAGCACATGACAGACATAACTGTGGTTACAACATTCCATCAGCCAGGACTTTCATTATACGGACAAAGATTTTTAGATAGCTTTGCTGAAAAAATTGACAATAGAATTAAATTATTAGTATATGCTGAAGATTGCAATCCAGTAAATCCTAATCCAGAACAAATTACAATATTAGATTCAAAAGAAGCATTGCCCAAACTAAATGCATTTAAAGAACGTTGGAAGGATGTACCTAAAGCAAATGGTAAGCCGCCACCTGACATTGTAGCACGTAGACCGCGAGATCACCATAAAGAATTTAAATGGGACGCTATACGCTTTGCTAATAAGACATACGCTGTGTATGACGCTTGTGTGCGCTCTAAGGGGTGGTGTGTGTGGATGGATGCGGATACATTTGTGCATAGCGATTGGTCATACAACGAGTTCAAAGAATGCTTACCTGACAATGCTTGGATAACATATGTAGGTAGAGGCAAAGGATCACAGACTTGGCCAGAGTGTGGTTTCTACGGAATGAATCTTAACCATCCAGTGTGTCATGAATTTTTAAAAGAATTTGAGCGTGTATATGAAGAAGCAGAACAAGGTATATTCCTATTAGAAGAATGGCATGACAGTTTTGTATTTGGAAATATTTTAAATCGTATGAAACAAGACTTTCCAAGTGCATACGATTATAGTGCTAATATGTATTTACGAGAAGCAAAAACAGGCGGAGGTGGTCACCCGCTAATCAATACAGTACTAGGTAAATGGATTGATCATATGAAGGGCGATCGTAAAAATACTGGAAAAAGTCTACCAAAAGATATTATGGTTAATAGGACCGAAGACTATTGGGCTAAGAAATAAACTGACGCATGTGACGCCAACAAGTTCCGTTTGTTAATTCACTAAACTTCCAATGCATCATACTAATACGTTGTAACCATTTTTCTCTATCATATTCTAACGGCTTTTCAATATGTTTAAAGTCAGTATTTGAAACTTCTGCACACTGGCTATTTTTCGGATCAGTTAAGAAACAATGATACCCATTTATAATAGGACCAACAGCAGCACTACTGTTATGGTTAACTACAGCCCATGCATTCTGCATATCCTTTTCGTAAGGTGTGCCAATCCTCGATATAGACAATGAATGATGTCCACGTAATTTATTATGTAAAGTTTTTAAATACGTTTTAGCAAACCTGTCACCTGGATGCGAACGTATAATAATGTGTCTATCAGTATAACGTCTTATATTAGCAATAGTACTAATAGCCCACGTTTCAACATCAAGACCTCCCATACTCCATCCACCGTTACGTTGTAGCATTAATACAATATGGCCGCCTGTAGTTTTGTATGGTTGTAAATTTATTCCTGTATCTTTTGATATCTGTAACCAACGTGTAGGGTCTATCTCGCTATCACAATACTGACCTGTACGTGGGAATACTCCGTCAAAACTGTAACGTAAATAACCGTGCGGATTAGTTTTATCGTGATATAAAAATAAATTAGCATCTGCTGTAGCAGAATGTTTTTTATTAAGTTTTTGTGTTTTTATAATTGTTTTGCGTAATCGTAAATGTTCAGTAGTAGTCTTGTCATATACCCAACCTTGGATCATACCAACATCACAATCAAGTAAGTTATTTTGATCATGCAGAATACCAATGTCGCCAGCAGCGTTAACACCGTTAACAAATTGTCTTAGCAGTTCGGGCTTTTGCATATTTCTATTCCCAGCAGGAACAGTTTTCAAATAACTTACAACCTTCATGAATTAAGTAACTTCCAGGCAGTACCTGTTTTTAATTCCTGTGGTGTAAATTGGCAATAAGATAAGTGTTGTGCATATCTAATTACATCAGCCTTTTCCGGCACCTGTGGCTTAACAACATCACGTAAGTTACTACTACATAGTACTGATGCAGCGTTAGGTGCTAGTGCTATTGCAGGTATACTGTGTAGTATTGCTTCTGTTGCGGCAATACTATTATATGTTACAAGACATGCAGCTTCGTCTAGTGCGTCCCATATAGTATCTGTAGTTACACGTATATGTCTGTCTGGTTTCTTCCTAATTTCAATAGGAGCATTAGTTAAACTTTGAATAGTATCAACAGTAGTCTTTAACCATTGTTCTAAGTTCTCTCCATAAAACTTCATTACTTTTTCGCTTGGTGGACAAATTAAAATTTTCTTATTGCCTTTTCTTGGCTTTCTCCATTTCCAATTTAGCTTTCCTAACCTGTCAGCATCTCTATCAACAATAGGTCCTAAATTTTGTAATGCATTTTTTGTAACTCTATGATAGTCTTTACGTGTACTTGGTTGTAAGTATCCTGTATCAATTGCATAGTAATCTACATTATTTTCTATACAATACTTTAATGCTTTTTGGCTGCCTCCGCCAAGACCTCTTATAACTAAAGTATTTTTAGTGCCTTGTTGTAAATCAAAATTGCTAATCTGACCTCCGCACCCTATAATAAAATCTTGCAAATAAGGATCATATTCTAATCCTTTCTTGTCAAGGTCAAAGTCGTCTGCGCCGGGTGCAATGGCTGCTACTTTTATTCCCATTCTTTTCTCCGTTATATTTTTAATTGTTTCTTTTGATTTATAAATGTCTTCTGTAGGATCTATGAGATGTTGCAAATGAGCTGTTAGTAACGTCTTAGTTTCTTTTGGTAATGTTAAATCCTCTATTTCAAATGTTCTACTTTTTAAATCACGTACCTCTTGATTAAGTTTATTAACTCTTTCTTCGTACATTTTTGCTTGTGCTTGATACCATTCTTTACTAAATGCACAATTACGATATTGATCAAACCAAGGGCCACCTTCGGTATAGTGTATTGCTTTTGGCTGACCATCGCGAACAGGTTTATACCATCCAACTAACCAATTCCATTCATGGCTTATCTTTCCTATCTTGTCGTCAGTAAGCCAACTAAACCTATGCATGTATTTCCCATCAATAGTTGGATCGTTTACTAATTCTTTGTCAACTACTTTATTATCAGGGTGTCCACAATTCCATAGTACAGCACTAGACCAATTTTTACGTGGATAGTTAAGTTGTTTTTGTCCGTCCATCTTTTCACCTTCTTTAGGTGTATAATCATGATGGACACACATAACAGCATACTGATCATTTACTTGATCAAACAATTCTTTGATATCAGTTAAAAACAAAAAGTCGCTATCAATGAATAGTGCCCAGCCTCTATGCCCCATTAAATCCGGAACTAAGAATCTAGTAAATGTAAATTCTGTACTAGCAAGCTGATCTTCTTCACGCCAATACATATCGTCTCTTATAAGGTTATGTCTTTTTAACGGAACAATCTTAACAGGTACAGTTGCATGTTCTAGTATACTTGCTTTACAAACATCAAAGGCAATTGGTTCACGAGAGTCCCATCCTATGTAAACTTTTAATGGCTTTTGTTTTGTTATTTTATTGTCTTTCAATATCGTTCTCCACGCAATTTGTTCCGTATTGTATTTCTACTAATTTTAAATTTGTGTCATGTTCGTTAGCAAGTTGATGCCAAGTTCCTACAGGTATATGCAACGACTCGTGTTGACCGTATATTCCTAATGTTTCTACGTCAGTACTATTTTTGTTGATAGTGTATACTGTTGCTGTACCTTCTGCAATAAACCAATGTTCACTACGCTCCTGATGGCGTTGCATTGATAACTTATTGCCCGGAGGCACTGCTAGTTCTTTTACCTTAGTATGTTTATCGTATTCATGTACCACTCTATAGTACCCCCATGTGCGTTCAGTCTTTGGTGCCTTCCACTCGTCTAGTATCCAGCTACTTGAATTCTTTTTATCACCCCCACCGATTCCAAACTCGAACTCAACATAACCTAAGTCATTATATGTTTTATATTCGGGAGTTGTAAAGTCTGTTCTGTCACCGCCGTTAGCGAAAACAACTTTTGTACTACTAGGGTGTGTACTAATTAATTGAAATATTGCATTACATGCCGTGTCATCTTCGTCGTTAAATCCAATAACTTGATCAACACATGCAAGTTCTTCAATAATATTACAACGTTCATGAAAGGGCATAAACGGTCTGCCTTTCTTCCTAGTAAGCCACTCGTCACTGTTTAGGCCAACAATTAGTTTGTCGCCAAGTTTACGTGCTTCTTTAAAGTAAGCTATATGACCGGAGTGTAGTGGGTCAAATCCACCTGTTACTAATACGATACGTTCCATGCTAGTATTTAGTGCGTACTTAATGGGTGTAATTATATTATGGTATTACAGCCAACCAAATACATAATCCTTTCTAACATTAGTTAATTCAACAGCACCATGATCCTTAAGGAATTTACCTGCACAATATTCTGTATCTGGATGTTGTTCACAAACTATAATTGGCTTGTGTTTTAGTAATGTATCGATAGCACCTTTAAGAATTTCAAGTTCATATCTTTCACAGTCAATTTTAATTAGTCCAAACTTTGGCAAATCAAGATCATCTAGCCGGCGAACATTAATGTCACCTGCGCCTTCAATAACATGACTTGCACCTGTATTGTGACTATCATATTTCATATTAACTGTTGAGTTTTTACTACCTAATGCAACCTTATGTATTTCTACATTTAGACTTTGTACATTACGTTCTAAGCAACTATATACTTGCTCTAGTGGTTCAAATGCAATAACTTTTTTAAATTTTGTTGTTAAAGGTTTTGACCAAAATCCGATATTCGCACCAACATCTAAACATACATCAAAGTCAGTAACATAGTTATATGCCGCTTCTCTAATGTCGTCTTGATATTCAGCAGGTCCGCCATTGCGTACTCGTTTGGCTATTAGCCTTTCAAAATGTTCGTCAGTAGACGGCATCCAATATCCGTAAACTTGTTTCATTTCTTTTCCAGCATCACAATATATTTTACAACATGTAGGGGTGGACCTTTTTTAACTTTAGCATGACGCTCTGTAACTTCTTCATGAATAATTTTCCAATCATCGAGCTGTTCGAGCTTGCGTTTCCACCAGTCTGGCTTTTCAATAATAAGATGAGCATTCCTACCGTCGCTTAATGCTTTCTTTGCAGGATGGCATGCAATAAGATGATATTGATATCTACTAGATCTATTACATAAGTCTTGTATTGTGTCATCAATTAGATGTTCTTCTACATGTTCTAACACATCGCTACTGTATGTAAGTTCTACACTTTCTGGTAAGGGGTTTGGAAATGTAGCTGGGTCGTATGTATGTAATTCTATATCAGGATAAGTGTGCGTTATGGTTTCACTTGTATAACCTTTACCTGCACCAAAGTCTAAAAAACTAGTAATATTTTTTTCTTTAATTAACTTATGTACAACTGCTGGTATATTTCTATTTAACCCAAACGTTTTTTTGTCGTGTAACTTTTTAAGTTCTTCTAAGTATTCTGCTGAATGCGCCATTCTTACTCCTTACATTTAGTATATTTACCAGGTCTTCTTATAGTAAGATGCTAGTAACGGCTTTAGTGGTGGTCTACATGAACACCAAAAAGGTACCCTAGTAAGAAAAATAATGGACCTATAATAAATAGATCCATTATAAAGTGTAAAGCAAAAGAAAGAGCAAATATTTCCTTCCAATGAGCTTTACATATGTCTAGCCAAGTTGCTACTTTCTTTAGCATTTAAAGACTTGCATCTTCCATTCCTGCTACTCGTAGTTTAACAACATTAGTAATTTGCCATTGTTTTTGATCAAGACCTTTAAGTAATCCTAACCACTTATTACGCATAAGGGCGAATTCATTAATAATCTTTTCGTAGTCAACAACGTCTGCCTCACCGTCTACGTATTTTTCAACGTCACGGCTTGACAGAGCTCGTTGATAGTTTTCAAGATATTTCTTAAAAAATGAACTACGTAGTCTACGTAACTCAATATTAAGGTAATGAAGTATGGCTTCAATTTCTTGAAGTTGGTTAAAGCGATGCTCGACAATACCGGGCATTTCTGATGCAGCTTTTTCAACGTTGCCTTTTAGTTTAACTTCGTTTTTTGCTTCGTTAAGTTCTTGTTCGAAAAACTTAACAGCATCAGGTATCTTATTAATGTCTCTAGATACTTCGCTATACCAACCCATACTTTAACCCCAATCTTCTTCTTCGTCTAAGACGTCAGACTCGTCCATGTCTAGATAATAATTAATTGCTTTATCTAGTTCAAAGTCTGCACCCATTGCTTGTGCCATAGTGTCGTCACCGACACCGTAGTCTGCTAGTAAGTCTACAAATCGTTCAGCAGCTGCTTCGACACTTTTCTTGTCAAGGTATTCCTTAAACACTGTCCAAACTTCTGCAATTACTGATTCGTCATCAAATCCGTGGCTCATAAATTATTCCTCTATTAGTGCTTCTTCTTGTGATTCAAGATCTTCTTCAATCGAGGTATTTACCATTGAAGCTTCTTTAGTAGCATAATCAGTCATAACTTTATCTAATAAGTCTCCAGACCAGTTTTTACGATATTCAAGAATTTCTTCACCGTCACTAGTAACATACTTTAGTCTATTACCTTGCTTTTCGATAACACCTTTTGCTTCAAAAAGTTCAACGATTCCACTATGTGGATTCATTCCTGTTTCGTATGGAATCTTAACTTGCACACCTTCAAACGGTTTTGCGTAACGTGTTTTCATTACCTTACAGCCAGCACGGATACCCATAACTTGACTGATCTTATTACCGTCTGCATCTTCTTTGAGCTTCATCTTCTTCATTGCTACAACAATACTAGAAGCATATATAAAGCCTTGTCCACCTGATATTTTATCATCAGGATCAAACATATCTTGCGATGCATATGTGTGGTTAGTACAAACTAAGCCTACATTATGTGCGCCAATCATGTTAACTGTGTTACGGACTAATGAAGTTAGTGCTTTAGGCTTACGACCCATATCACCTTTCATGTCACCCTTGTTAAACTGATCAACATCGGTTGGTGTTAATAACATACCCAGTGAGTCAATTACAAACATTACTTTAGGACGATCTTCTTCATCCATTGCTTTGTAATCTGTCATAAACGTTGCTATAGTTTTAGCAACATCATCAATCATACTCATGCTTAGTTTGAGTAGTTTTGATTCATCACAGTCAACACCGAGTGCTTCTAACCATGCTTGATCAAGTGCATTTTCTGAGTCAATTAAAACTACATATATGCCTTGTTCTTGTGCATGTTTTACAATATTACCTGCTGCAAAGTAACTCTTACCTGCACCAGACTCTCCTGCAAACACTGTTACCTTACCAAGCGGAACACCTTTGTTAAAGTCTCCACTAATAAGATAGTTTAGTGCATATGAGCCAGTACTTACCCAATCTGTTGGATCGTTAAAGCCACTACTCATGCCTTGAATAGACTTAGTTAAGTCTTTTCTAAATTTACTTACGTCAAATGATTTAGCCATTTTCTCTCCTATATTAAAGTTTGCTTCTACTAGCGTTTGGAACGTTGACAGGTAAACCGTGAATCTCTGTTCTCGAGTTTGCTAGTAGAAGCATGTTGCTAACCGTTGTTTTGTCTGTTACGGATCATTGCAAGTATATCACTTGCGTCACCGCCAGTCTTAGGTGCTTCAGTTGGTGCTACTTCAGCAGCTGGTGCTGGAGTTGCCTCTGGAGTCGGTGCTGGTGCTGGTGTAGCAGCAGGCGCACTTTGGCTAGTTGCAGTTGCTTGTGGAGAAGCAGCTTTAGTTGGATCACCTGTACGTGCAGCCATTCCGCTTGGGCGGAAGTAAGTGCTCCAACGTTCTGGATCATATGCTTCACCATCTACACTTGCTTCAAACATTTCTTTAATAACCTTAACTGCCACTTCATCTGGCTTTTTAGGAAGGAAGTCTGAAAAGTTAAATAGACCATGTGTATTTACAGCATTCATTTGTGTATCGTCTAATGGACGTTCTCTACGTGCCCAATTACTTGTGCTGTAGTCTGCATATCCACCTTTAGATGTTTTGTTAAGACGAAAGTCTACACCAGCAGTATAATCTGTTGGTAATTCTTCCATATCTGGATCCATTAGTGCCGCTTTAATAATTTGGAAAATTTGTGGTCCAATAATAAAACGTCTAATTGGGTTTTCAGGTGTGTTATCATCTGATAACGGATTGTCTGTTACAAACCCTTGGAATACATACGAACGCTTCTTCCAATACTTACGACCCATGTCTTCTAAACTTGCGTCTTTAAACCAAGGACGTACCTCAGTTAGTACTGGACAGCTTTCGCCGTACATTTCCATACATGGTACTTGTACCTGTACTGGGCGTGAGTCAGTCTCACCTTTAATACCCGCAAATGGAAGTTTGATCATCAAACGTTCTTTCCAAAAGAAAGTGTTTGTATCATCTCCATCAGGAAGGAAACGTAGAGTTGCACTCTCGCCTTCTTTGATATTCCAAAATGGGTAAATTGCGTTGTCGCCGCCGCCGCTTTGTGAACCACTTGAACGTGATTCTTGTTCTTTCAGTTTTGCTCTGATTTCTGCTAGTGATGCCATAATTTAATGCCTCCTATATGCCTTATATGGTTTTTTATGTGCCTAGTTAAAGTGTAACACATGTAGTACATGTTACACTCTTTTATTTATAAAGTCAAGTGTTTTCTTAACTTTATTTTGAATCTTTTACAATTCAAATTCTTTTATGCCTATTATAAGCCTGATAGCTCTCTTATTCTTGCTATCTCTTGTGGCTCTTCTGTTTCTTTGTAACCCATTACTTCTGCTACTTTGTTATTGATCATTTCAATAAATTGTTTAGCAGGTGTAATAAATTTCTCACCGTAGTCTTTCTCTACCATTGTTAGTACTGCTGTTTCACCTTTTGGAAACTGTCCGTTTTCTCTATCAAAGTAACTTAGTATGAACTCGCCTAATGGAGTCTTTTCGTCCTTTTCAAGTGCATTGCCTTCGTCAGTATTATCAATCATGTCAGCTGCTTTTTCTACGTCTTCTTCATCCGGGGCTTGTTTGCCTACAACTTTAGCAAACTCGGAATGCAATGCATTTGAAATAGGAGCAAGTTCTGGTGCTTTATACATAGCGCCAAATGGATCATCCATAAATTCGTCTTCACCAAACTTCTTTATCAATGCCGCACATTCGCCTTTTTCCATTGCGTCAGTAGGAATACCTGAGTCTAAATAATATTTGAAATAGCCATTTGCTAAATCATAAGCATCATATGAACGCTTGCCTTCGTATTTGCTATACCAAGCCTGAAGAGCATCTTTATCAATGCCTTCATTAGTGTCATCAGTTAAACCTTCGTCCATGTTATCGACTATTTGTTCAATCACGCCTTGGATAATATCATCTCTATCGTCGTCAGCATGTAAGCCGTGTTCCATACCGTATTCGGTAATTTCTTGGTCAAGCTCTTGATCGCTCATGCCCATTGCTTTTGCTAGTGCTTCTTCGCCGCCTTTTTCATATGCTGACATAAATTCGTCTGCCATTGCATCTGCTTTGCTTGGCTCTGAACTTGGATCAAAACTTTCATCTGCAACATGTACTGATACCATATCGTCGCCGTTGTTAAGTCCGCCTTTTTTAACTTTTACATTGTCTTTGCCGTACTTTGCTACAGCTTCTTCTGGTGACATACTAG